GTAGCATGCTACGCACGCCAATGGGCTCTTTCACTCAACCAATGCAGGGCCCGGGCGGGACACCATCCCTTCCCGTGGCTACTGCTGCTGCCCGTCCCCCTCCACGGGGGGGATGTTTGTTGGCCTGGGGGGCTCCTCCCCCGGTGCCAGACGGGCCAGTCGTTCCTCCAACTCCACGAGGGTCCTTCTGGCCGCCTTCAGACGGTCGGCCAGCTCCCCTTCCTCTTCCTCCACCACGGCCTCCACCGCGACTTCCTCCCCTTTGAGGTAGGCCGCCACGGCGGGCTTGATCAGGAGTGCGTTCGTTGCGCGGCTCAGCTTTCCCAGGTGTCCGGATAGGAACTGCAGGTATGCCTCGAGGTCCTTTCGAACCGTGGGATACACGCTGCCATCCGGGTTGATCGTCCTTGCGACGCTCACTACCACTAGGTCCACCGCCTTCGGCAAAGACTCCAGACGCTCGTAGGTTGTTTGACTCATGTTGTCGTTCCAGCAAAACGAACTCTACTGCCCCGTGGGGCATTCCATCACGACCGATGCCATCCTTCATGGCAATTTCTCCTCTGTCGATTTGGGGGAATTCCCAAGGGGACTTAGCAGATTTTAAGGACTCTCGATATTCTGACAAAACCTCAGTCGATATGCCTGTCCTCGCGGACATGCATTCCAACATCAGTTCGTCATCGTCCGAACTCTGCGGCCAGCTTCCGCCCTCAGTACACCAATATGGTTTCTCCTTGAGAATACACTTCCGGAACTGCCTGTTCTTGGATTGTTCGGGATAGTAATGGCGAATTATCGCATTGGCGTACTCGGCTGTGATGGGCGACTTCTCGTCGGTGGTTAGGTAACCTGACAGACGGTCAATTGCCGCATCTGCCAGTGGGACCGATGGATCGCGCATGGTGAGGTGGAGCTTCAACCAAGTGCGTAGGGGGTCCTGGAACGATGTTGTGGTCTCGAGGATATCGGGAAAAACTCTGGCCAGAAATGTGATGCCTGTATCGGCATTACACACCTCCACCTTGAGTGTCAACCCTAAGTCACTCGCCACTTTTGCGAAATTCTTGCGGAACATTCGCTCGAATACGGTGTCGTCCCCGAAGCACAGACCAATGAGCGCGAAAGCGTCCTCATCAGTCAGATCCGGGCACGTCATCAATATCGCGCAGAACATGATGAACGCGGAAAGCACGGTGTTTAGGTCGCACGTTGTTGGTGACCCGCTCTTAACGCCGACGCCGGCGTCATACCGCCACCCAAACTTTTTGGCCCGGGCGGGGCTTGACACCAACATATTCAGCATTTTGATGAGCGTGGGGTCGTTACCAAAATACGCCAAGTACACGGCATTCATAACGTTCCTCTGTAACCACGCGGATACGGATCCGT